CTCGTCGAGGAGGCGTCGGCTGCGGAGGACATTGTGTTTGCGGCAACGTCGGCCGTAACGCCAAAGACTTTCATCGCGTCGGCCATGACCACCGAGGCGGCGGCTACGTCCATGTTGCCGACCTTGGCAAACTCTAGCGCTGTCTGCCCGGCACCGCCGAGCACTTGCTCCAGGCTCATGCCGGCTTTGAGGAGCTCTAGGAAACCTTGCGTCGCCTCAGTTGGGCCGACGCCAAGGGCCTGCGAGACTTGCATCGCGGCCGCGCGGATTCTGTCGAGCTCGGCGGTGGTCGCGCCGGTGCTGGCTTGAATGTTGAGCAGCGTCGACTGGTAGGCCGTGCCCTGGCGGATCGCCGCCCCGAATGGCAGCAAAGCGGCCGCCCCCATGCCGGCGAGCTTCATGCCGGCGCCGCTCATCGACCGGCCGAGGTTGCCGATCTGGCGGTTGATCTTGTTGAGCGCCAGAAAGAACGCCCGCGGGTCGGCCCCGATCTCAACAAATACTTGGCCGGCTTTGACCTTCGATGCGCTCATGTGGTCACGTCGTGCCAGTTAGGTCCGAGGAGTTTCTTGATTTCTTCTGGCGTCGCCTGCCTTGGCTTGGCCTTCTTCGCGAACGGATTCAATTTCGCCGGGTCTGTGGTTGGGGCGTGCTTTGCTTTGTTGAGGTTTGCTTGTTGTGCGAGCAGGTTGGCGGTGTGCCACCAGTCCATTTCTAGGCGGGCGTCGCGAGCGATGAGGAGGTTTCGGAGCGTCCACTTTCCGGGGTGGACGCCGAGGATGCCTGCGGCTTCGTAGATGGCGTGCCAGATTGTTCGAGCAGACTCGACGCCGTCGCCGCTTGCATTCGCGCCTCCGCCTGGCCGAGCATCTCCGCGGCGACTTCGTCCATCTTTGTCGCCAAGAGCCCGACCATCTTGCGGAGGCGCGGGGGGAAAAAATCGACAAGCTCCTCCTCGATTGTCTTCACGCCGGCCTCGATCGCGTCGCCGCGGAGGCCGTCGAGAAAGTCTTCGCGGCTGATCTTCTTGTCTTCGCATTGCTTGCGGCAGATCGCGTAGAGCACCTCGCCGACGGTGCCGTACTGGCTGCGGAGGATCTGAAGCGTGTTCGCGATGCTCGACGTGTCGATAATGTCGAGCGGTGCCTTGCGGGTCTGGCGGGAGACGCTGCCGTCGGATTGCTCCACGTCCTCTGTCACGTCGACCGTGACCAGGCCGCGGACACGCTCGGCGGCCGCCACCGTGATCGCCACCATCCAGGGCCGCCCCTGGTCATCGCGAAACTCTTTCATTACGTCCTCAGTCCAGCACGAGTAAGACGGGCCTCGACGTTGAACGTCGCGACGCCGTCGATCGGATCAGTCTCAGAGATGCTTGTAATCACTGCGAGGAACGACCACGCACCGGCGCCGCCCGAGACTGTGATCGGCGTCCCGGCCGTGACCATGCCGTAGACGCCGCCTAGATCGGCGGTGTCGTTGAACTCGACGGAGACGGTGGCCTCGACGCCCACGGGATAGACGGCAGCCTCGCGGCTGCCGTATTCCTCCACGTCGATCGTGCGGACGCTGTAGGAAAGGCTGACGTTCCGGGCGCTGGCAATGTTGCCACCGATCGAAATCGAGCAGTCCTTCCCAAGCGTGATCGCCACGGGATCAGGTCTCCCGTGCGGTCACGGTGAATGTCACCGCCCCGTCGATCGAGATGTTTTCCGCGACGCTCATCACGATGAAACCGCTGGTTGCCGTGTTGCTCTGAAGGGCCGTGATCAGCCCCGTGGCGTCGTGGCACTCGATCTCCCACGTCTTGGTCTTGAAACCGGCAGCGTTGGCCCGAAAGCCAGGGTCTCCTGCCGTGCCGCCCTTGTTACTGCGGTTGGTCACGTCGATTACCTCGCACTCCTCGGTGTAGGTCGCCGAGATAATGTCGGTGCCGAACGGAGGGGCGGAGCCGTCTTTGCCGAGCGCAATTGCCATGGGTTGGGTTTCCTTGAGGTCAGGTTTGGGTGGCGGCGCGCGAAGCGCTGACGGTAAAGGTTCGGATTCCGTCGATCGGGTCGGCGCGGCTCACGCTCGTGACGATGAATTCGACGGTGTTGCCAGTGGCGACGCCGCCGAGCGTGAACGACGCACCGGCTGCAACGCCTGGGTCATCGACGCACTCAACCTCGACCGTCTGTTCGATCATTGCCTTTTTGAACTTGCGAGCCGTGTCGCCGAACTTGGTCACGTCGACTTCGGCGGCAGAGTTTGTGACGGAGACGGATCGGGCGCCGGTCAAGCCGGTGATCGTCACGTCTTTCCCGAGTGTGATAGCCACGCTGGCCTCCTAGTGTGCGGGGTGGTGCCGTCAAAACTACGGCCCGCAGAGGCGCAACCGTAGGGGGTGTCGTCACGCGGCGCGACGCAAGGCGTTGCGGTATTTCTCGTTGGCCCGTGCCGCCGCTTTCTGGACGCCGGCCGCACCCTGCATGAATGGTCGAGCCGGATAGCGGGCGTTTTTGGTCATCGTCGTCCGGTCCCAATTACGGGAGAATCGTGGCCGCTTGTTTGCCCACAGGATCGACCCGTAGTCGAATTGGTTTTTCTGCGGCCCGAGGCTCACGCCCTTCAAGAACCGGCCGCGAGAATCTCGGCCGACGCTCTTGCCGGCAGACCGCCGGAGGTACGCATTGCGTGCCGCCCCTACGCCGATCCGCCACGCCGTCAGTTGCAGCGTGCCGCCGAACTCGTGCAGACGGTTTAGCCAGGCGGCCTTGGCTGGGCCGATCACGGCCGTCGGCCCGAGTGTGCCGCGGCTCATGTAGTAGTAGATGTCTCGGTAGAGGAATCGCTTGGGCGCCCACGACTTGACGGGCTTGCCTGGCGGCCGAGGCTTGCCGCTCGACACCATCGTCAGATCCTTGTAGAGCCCGCCCACAAACTCGACGACCTCGCCCGCCTTGACCGCTCGCCGGCCTGCCTTGGTCTGCTTGGGCGGCGAATTGCCGATGCCCTTCCTGGCAGCCTGTTGCACGTCGCGGCCGGCAGCCGAGAGGCTGCGGCGAGACATATCGTCCATCATCCGCGAAATCTTGCGGCGGTCGAAAAAAGCCCCTTTGACCTTGGCTTGCAGGCGGAGCCGGGCCTGGAACGATTCCGAGCGGACTTGGCGGTTGCCGCCAATCTCGCCCGGCCGAATGAATGCCCGGCTCACGCGGCCCAGTGCTGCCATTAGCGATGCACCCTATAGGTGGCCGTAATCACCGCCCGCCAGACGTTCCGCTCCGTCAGGGCGTCGTCGGGGTTCAGGGCCACCTCGACCGTCATCGGGCTGGTGACGCCCGCCGGCCATTCGAGCTCGCCCCACGAATGCTCGCGGATCACGTCGGCGATCTCTTCGCAAAGGTCGACCATCTCGTCGGCGGCCGCCTCGGTGGGCGTGTGCCGGCCGACGAAGACGTTCATTTGGTAGTCGTATTGCCACGAGTTGCGGCTCACCCGCACGGTCTCGATGCCGGCCGGCGTGACGGCGATCACCGGGTCGACCAGATCCTCAACCTCGTAGGTCGGCCAGTTCTTCCGCTCGACGGTCGGCTGTGCGGTGACGGACGAAAAGGTTTCGGCGTCGAGGCTGGCGGCTAGGGCGTCGGCGATGTCTTTGAGAGTCGAGCTCACGCGGCGGCCCCTTGGAGAATCCGTTCCATAGCGGCCACGTTATTGGCGAGCCGCTGGTCTCCCGGCCATCTTGCCGCAGCCTGCCGCGCGTGCTGTAGGGCGTCTGTCCGACTGCCGAGCTCCCAGAGGGCGACCGCCAGCAGATCGAGGGCCTTTGTCGGGGCGTGCGGGTCGGTGCAATGCGTGCCCGGCCAGTCGGCCGCCGTGGCCTGCTTTGCGAAGCCTGCCACGTTTCGCCACTCGCGTCGCTGGTAGTTCACCCACGCCAGCCGCTCCCACCCGTCGGGCTCGCCTGGTGCCTCCTTCGCGGCGTTGTGGAGGTGCTGCTCGTCGCCGGTCAGTCGGTAGAGCGACCGCTCGGCGTAGCTCCGCTCGGTGGCCGTGCCGCCCGGCATCGTGAGATATTTGCGGAAGGCGTCGGCCGCCTCAGCCCGCCCGGCATAGTCGAGCTCGCGGGCGAGATACCACTGGGCTCGAGCGTCGTGCGGAGCCTCGCGGACCGCCACCTCTAGGAGCGTCAAATCGGTGACGTGCTTCTTGCCGGCGTCGCGGTGGTGGTGAATCTGCAGCCCTTTGGCGAACGCTTGCACCTTGTCGCCGCTCCAACAGATAAGCCCCTCGTGCGTGGCCTGTGCCCACCGGAAGCCCCGGCGGGCGTGGACGCGGTCGCAATGAAACGTCAGCCCCTCAGAGCCGTCTGGCGCCCACGACCAGACGTAGTGGTAGCGTAGGTTGTTGGTGCCGTCCGCCCACGCCCGCTCGACCGCCTCCCGCCAGCCGGGCTGGATCCGCTCATCGAGGTCAAGCCGGATCGCGATGTCGAGCTCGGGCGGCAGGTGGTTCAGCGAAAGGTTGTGGGCGTCGTCCCACCGCCACGGGCAGACGTAGCCGCGGGCCACCGTCACGCCGGCAGCCTCCAGGGCCTCGACGGTGCCATCGGTCGAGCCGGTGTCGGTGACGACGCGAACGTCGGCCTCGCGGCACGACTCGGCCCATGCGGCCGCGTGCTTGATCTCGTTTTTCGCGAGAGCGTAGATGCCGATTTTCATGTGAGGACGGCCGACTCCCTGAGTCCGTCGTGATGCCAGTCGACGCGGCGGTGACGCTCGGCCGCGAACTGCACGACCGCCCGTTTGACCTCGGGGTTGCAGCAATCGTCGGCGAGTATGGTTTTGCAGTGCGAGACAAGCCGCAGATCGCGGAGGGCACCGTCGAAACTGTGGTCGCCGTCAACGTGGGCGAAGTCTGCCGGCGGCAGGCTGCGGACGTGCTTCGTGTCGACGACGACGAGGCTCGCGTCGATCACCCACCTCTCGACTACGCTTGCCCAGTGGGCGAGGCAGTCAAATGAATCGGAGTCGGTGGCGCCGTCGAGGCACAGGTAGCGGGCCTCAGGGGCCGCGATCGCAAAGGCTACGAGCGAGTAGCCGCACCGCGTGCCGATCTCGATCACCCGTTTCGGCCGCACGTCGGCGCAGACGCTGGCCTTGTGAACGTAGTGATTCTCGACGGCCTGGTTGAGCTCGAACCAGTCATGGGGCCGCCAGGCGTCGGCCAGGGCCTTGGAGACCTTAGTCCGAAACGGGGATGGCATGGAGCAACTCCTCCGCCTGGTCGGCGGCAATCTCGACGAGCCATGCCTCGGCGTCACGCACGCCAAAGCTCACGACGATCCGGTCGCCCATGGCGGCGAGCCCGGCCGCAAACTCAATCGCCCGCGGCTCGCGGAACGCGAACGGCTGAGACATACGCCGCAGCGTCAACGCATTGTCGAACCAGAGGAATCTGTGCTCGTAGGCCCTCCTGTCGCCGATGGCGGCCACCTCGTGGATCACCGCAAGGTAGCCGTCGCGGAAGGCGATCGCCTGGCCGCCGCCGCGAAACTCCTTGGCGATCAGCGGGGCCGGGCCGCGCTGGTGCATGAGGTAGGCCCCGGCAAGGCTCGGGTCGCGGTCGACCGTCACGACGTGCCCGCGGTGGCTGGCGGCGTAGAGCCAGCCTCCCGCGTGCGGGCCGCCTTCGAGCGGCATCCAGTTCTTTTCGTGCTCTTGGGTCGACAGCGAGTCGAGCACGACCAGGCCGTCGAGGCTGGCTTGACATACGTCAAGTGTGGCCGTCGCGATGCGGCAGCGGCCGTCGTACGGGGCGGCGTTACGGATCGTGGCCGAGACGCCGATACCGTTTGCGGTATGGCGGAGGCGGCAGTCTTCGAGGCCGTCGACCGGGTAGCCGGTAGTCGGATAGTCGGGCCGGCGGACGCCGCGGCAGTCGCGGAGCGTCAGGTTGGCCGCGTAGCGGGCGAGCAGGCCCTCGGTGCGGATGATGCCGCCGTCCGCCGCGGGCATCTCGTAGCGGCCCTCGACGATGCGGTAGTTGCTCGACCGCACCCAGACGAGGAGCTCGTCGCCGTGGGCGAGGATGGACGGGTTGAAGAGCGACCAGCCATCGTGAGCCGGCTCCACGTCGATTCGCACAAACCGGCAGTCGACGAGCTCGTCAAGCGGCGGTTGATACCAGAGGCGATTGGCCCGCGTCTGCATCTCGACCTCCGACGGGAGTGGCATCGAGAGCAGGCGATCGCAGGCACGGCGGCCGGCGTCAAATTCGCCGGCGTAGTAGGCGTGGATGGCGAGGGCCTGGAGGTGCTCGATCATGCCCGGCGATTGTGCCGGGGGCCGAGCTCAGGCTAGAGGGGGTGGGGGCGGCCGTCTCTCGCCGCAGTAGCGCACCGGGCCAGACGCTAGGTTCGCTCAAGAGCGCACAGGCGGCTCGGGGAGCGGCATCCAGTGGGTGACGTTTGTCAAATCTATGTCGCCGTCTTCATGCAGC